ACCGATACGCTTCTGTATCATCAGGTACTCTTTGATGAGGTCGATGCAGCGCTGCTTCTCAGGGTCTTCCACGCGAACGTGCTCAAGGACCTCGTCGTCTACCTTAGGTGCACCCTTTTCGGTGAACTCTGTAGGTACCCATCCGGCTTCCTTCAGCTTGAGCGCAATGTGGTCTCGGCTACTTGGGTTGAACACAACGTGCTCTACTGGTGTGTACGGAGCGCCCTCTACGTAATCCCGAGTGTCCAGCTCGCAGGGTTCACGTCCCTCACGCTGAGCTTTGTTCTTGGGTTTCTTGTAGATGCCGCCCTGCTTCGGGTACTTCACTCGCGGGTACTTACCTAGAGGCTTCCCGGTGCGCGGATGCAGGAATAACTCAGTGCCGCCCTTAGGCTGATACCAAGTCCCGAAAGTGTCGGTGAGTGTCTGAAGGAGTTCAGAACGACGACCAGCGAGTTCAACATACAGCTCCTCAATGGCCTTGGTGTTGAACGGGAACCCGTTGCGCTCCTGCTTGGCGAGTAACCAAGCGGCTCGGTGTTCCAACCAGACTGCCTCACAGGACTCTGACCAGAAGGTTGTCTCGCCTACATCCGTGAAGTCTATGCCAGCTGGGAAGTAGTGCTTGTCGCTCAGCAGCTTCTCTAAGAGAGCCTTGGTCACCACAACGTCCTGAACGTTATACGCCATCATCGGCTCGTTAAAGCTAATCCACTCAGCACCATCCACATACTCCTCACCCTGTTCCTCAAGGAGCTTCTTGAAGTCATCCTTGTACTCACCCTTCATCTCGCCTAAGCGGTAACCCCACGCCTCCAGAGCGTGAGACCCGAAGCGCTTACCGGGTAACTTGCCGGAACGCAGTAGGGCCATGTCGGAGTCCTTAATGTTCGCATACAGCAAACGACTAAGCACCAATGTGTCTACTACGTTCTCGCGCGGCAGGTGGAACTCTCGGTTCAACAACAGCTTCGCCAGCTTGGTCAACGCCGGGGCATCGTACTTGTGACCGTTGTGGAATACGATGAGACCACCACGAGCCACCTCAGCTTCCAACGCATCGAGATACGCTGCGAAGTCCCAAGGTCGATACGATACGTACTCGTCCGTGCTGTAGTCGTAGATGACCCCACAGTGGAACAGAGTGACTTTCTCTAAGAGGTTGTTAGCCTCGATATCGGTTACTAACATAGTGGTCTCCTGTTACTTAACGACGCCCGATGAAATACTCACGCGGACGAATGGTCAACTTGCTGTTCTCAATGGCGAAGCTGCCCGTCAGGACGTCAACACCAAGGCGGCTAACGCCACGCACGTGAGACACCTGAGAGAACTTGTTGCCAACACTGCGGATATAGACGGTGCCACCAATAGCGCCATCCTCCCACGTTGCAAGCTCACCAGCCTTCAGTGGGGCCTTGTAGTCACTCCACTTTGGCGCAGGCTTCTGCCAGCCCTTATGCGGGTCATGTGTCCACCCTAAGTTGTACAAGATGTTAACGGCAGCAACCTGTCTGGACTCGTGAATCTTAACGGCTTCCAGCTCTTTGGTCAGCTTCTCGATGTCTGCACGGATTTCTTCAGGTTTACGCATGGTAATGTCCTCTCAATGTGTTGTGTGTGATAATCATAAAGGCCACTACATATAGTAATGACCTTGAGTTTATCACTTAGCTTCTGACGCTGCGGCCAGACATAAGGACGTTTCTCCGACCTCTTTGGTCAGGAGTGCCTCCCGAACTTTGTCATCACCAATAGCCACAGTAGCGGCTACAGCTACGGACGCCAGCAGTCGAGCTACCTGAACATCATCAAGGGTCACACGCTGAGTATGCGCACGGTTATCACTCTTAGCCTTCCAGCGGTAGACCAGAGTAACCTTGCCGTTGCGAACGTTGATGTGAACCTTGCGGCCCCACTGGTCTACAGTGTCGGACAGCTGAATGGTATTACCGGGGAATTTAGCTTTGGTAGTCATTAGAAGAACTCCTTAAGTTTCTGAGCTTTAAGTGCAACTTTCGCTGCCTCTGCTGTTGCATCCAGAGATGCCTGACGTGCCTTGTCGGCTGCTTTAGCCAGCTTAGCGGCTGCTTCTGCTTCCACCTTGGACGCTTTGTCCAGTGCCTTGGCTTCACGGATGTACAGTGCGATGACCAGACGGCCTAAAGTTTCAATAAGTTTAAACATGATGGTTCTCCTATTTACGGTTAAAATCTCTGTACATTCTCATACGGAATGCTTCGAGTGTTGGACAGCAGTGCTCGCAGGAGCACCACTCGTCATGGCTAGTAGTCGTCTTCTTCGTGACCTTCCCAGCCAGTATCTCCCTCTCCTTCTCCGCCAGTGTAGCTAGACGGTTCAAGGAGTCCGGTCTTTTCGTTGTACTCCATGTACCCCGCAATGCCAACGCCAATACCATTAAAGCGACACTTGAGAATACGAAGGAGGACAAGATTAGGCATGTCCCCTTGCTGATTACGCTCAAGGGCAATGATAGTATCAGAGAGTTGGCGCAGAGACCCAGACCCACGCAGGTCAGTAATGGAAACAGCACGTCCTTCTTCATGAGCTTTACCTTTCTCCGGGTTCTTCAGGTGGCAAATAACAATAAGTACCACTCCGGTTGACTTAGCGAACCCTTTCAGCTTGGTCATGAGTCGGTCAATCATCTTGCGCTCATCGGATTCCTCCGAGGCTGACACTACGATTGAGATGTGGTCCAGAATGATTACGTCACAGTTCAACCCTGTGCGCATGTAGTGCAGCTTGGCCAGCAGGCGGTCCACCTCAGCTTCCGCAAAGGAGTCATAGAGATGGAACTGGTCGGAGCCATACAGCTCGTCGAACCACTTATCGTACGTACCGTCCTCAATGAGTTTCTGCTTGAACTCCCGAGGCTGCTGCCGTAAGCGGATGCCGTTAGCAATCCCTAGGACATCCTCCATGGTCTCCTCTACTGACTCCTCAAGCATCGCCATGCCTACCCTCAGCCCTTGCCCTCTGGCGAACCCTAGGGCCTGCTGGCGAACGAACGTCGACTTACCCATTCCTGACCCAGAGGTGACCATGATGACTTCGCCACCACGTGCACCCAAGGTTCGGTCATTCAGTCCCGGACATCCCGAGAAAAGGTATCCTACACTCTGTTCGCTTGTCATGGCCTCACGCACTCGGTCCTTCATGGACATCGCTCCGATTACACCATCAGGAACCCACGGTGCTGCGTTCCATATCTGGTCGAGAACCTCCTTGCCCTTGCCCTTGAGTAAGCACTCGTTGGCATCCTTCTCGGTTAGCACGGCCACATGGACCTTACCGGGAGGGAGAACCTGAGCGGCTTCCTCAACAGCTGCACGACCGGGGTCATCCATGTCGAACATCAGGATAATCTGGTCGAAGCTGTCGAAATACTCGTAGTTTGCACTGCAAGTTTTCTTAGCGGCGGAAGCACCGTGACCGAGAGAAACCACAGGCCACTTACAGTCCTGAAGTTGCATCACGGTTAACATATCGATTTCACCCTCGGTGATGACAATCTTCTTGCCTCCATTCCATAGGTGCTTACCGAACAGTGCATCCCCTTTGTGGGACCCTCGGGTAGAGAAGTTCTTCTCCTTGTCCCGCAGCTTCTGAGAGACGATGGAGCCATTCTGGTCACGATAGTCGGCCACCTGATAGGCAGTCCCTCTGACCTTGGCGACCCAGTAGCCAGCCTTCTGGCATGTCGCCTTCGAGATACCGCGAGCCGTCAGGTCAGTGTATCGACCGTCACTCTCGCCGAATACCAATAAGCCTGAACCTTGTGTATTCATCCCGTAATTCCCTCCTTTGGGTCTTCTCGATGATAACTTTTCGGTACGTTCCTCTGAGCCTCTCACTCGGTGTTGACACACGAAGCAATACTCATGCCCGTCAGAGTACACTGAGTTACCATCAGAAGAACCACAGTTTTCGCACGGAGCGTGGAACAGGAAGATACTCTCCTGACCATCTTCTTGACTGTCTCCGTAACTCATAAAGCTGTCCCATCAACACACGACATGAAGAACGCTATGAGGAAGCTAACACCCCACAGGCCGAGTACACCGTACGCCAGCAACGGGATTATGTCGAAGTCTTTTAAGTTGCTCATATTAAACCTACCTCGTGTAATACACCGATTGCAATCGTACCCACCAGTACAGCGATGGTAATAACCGCGACTGTCAGGACAAACATGAAGAATACGTCAAATACCTTGCTCATAAAGTAATCTCCGTTTGTGTGGTCAGTCCGGGAATCGAACCCGAATGAAGCGCAGCGCTACGCCAAGTGCACCTTAGCCTGACCATAATTTATACAGAATGTGCGACAACAGGGAAACGTAATTGTCTCCCTGTAGTGTGCCCTAATGTTTACCCACGGTCCGAAGTAACCAGTTCGCCCGTTCGCACCCAGCGTTGTAGGTCGAAGCTAGGACAAGCCTTCGGTGCTACATCGTGATGGGCCATGATGACGGCCTTTGGATAGGTTCCCTTCAGTTCATGGAGAAGTCCCTTCAGTGCGCTCATCTGCTGAGGCGTGAAGTTTGCTTCGGGTTGACCCTTAGCGTCGATACCGCCAACCAGACACACACCGACAGAAGTCGAGTTGTATCCCTTGACGTGAGAACCCACAGCATCTTGGTCACGGCCCGTCTCAACGGTGCCATCACGGCGGATGATGAAGTGATACCCAACGTCCAGCCAACCTTGCTCTTTGTGCCACTGGCGAATCTCACGGACACCGATGTCCATTGTTACCTTGGTGGCAGAGCAGTGTACAAAAATCTGAGAGGTCTCCTGTCGCTTAGTGAATTGAACCTTAGCCATACTACTTTGCTCCTTTCTTCTGTTTGAACTTGCCGAACGGTACATCACGCTTCGGCTCCTTCAGCCAGTCTACGGGAATCAATTTGTCGGCAAACAAGATGTTATGCTTCTCGCACCACTCAGCGTAACTGGTGGGCGACCCTTTGTAAATCTTAGTGCGACTCGAAGAGAACACTAACCGGATGTCTAGCTCCGGGTGCTGCTCACGAATCAGTAGGTGCTTCTTGCGGTCCTCGGCTTCCCAGAGACCCTTAGTCTCCACGAAGATACCGTTGGGTAACAAGAAGTCTGGAGTGTAAAGGTGGTCACTTGCAGGAATAACGTAAGGGATGCGCCACAATTCATAGTCGAACGCGACGCCCTTTGATTCTAACTGCTTGGACACCTTGTCCTCAAGGCCAGACCGGAAGGCACCCACCTTCCGAATCCCTTTGGCCCCATAGCCAGCCATTAGAAGTCATCATCTTCTTCGGCTTCATCCTCTTCCTCGCCAGACCAGTCTTCCGGGTCTTCCTGAGGTTTACGGCTGCGAGGTTCGTCCGCTTCGTAACCGCCTTCTACGGCTTCATCTGCCCAGTCGTCTTCGCCACCACCAAAGGTAGCCAGTTCGACCAGCATCACGCCTTCCAGCTGCAACTTGACGGAAGCGCCAGCTACCGCAGACCAGCCGTACGGTACCAGCGAGAAGCGAATCTTCACTTTGGAGCCGCCGCCGATAATCGGAACGTCTTGGATGCGCTTGCCCTTCGCGTCTACTACGCCCAGAACAATCTTCTTGGTCTCGCCAGTCTTCTTGTCTTCGTACGAACCGTAGCACTTGAAGTTGAACGTGGTGGTGCCATCACCGTTGTCGAAGAACGGCATGTCGCCTTCGTACGGCTTCAGAGGTTTCTTACCCTTCTGAACCTTCGGCGGGTTCGCTTCGTGCGCTTCCAGACGAGCAGCGTAGTTTTCCTCATGGGTCTTAATGATGAGGTCTACCAGCTCCTGACAGTCTTCGTTCTTGAACGTTACGGAACCCTTGTAGGTACCGCGTGGGTTCTCAAAACCCTCACCGCCATAGTCCGGCTTGTTGAAGTAAGCGTACGGCTCACAGGTACCAATCTTAGTGGTGTAAATTTTCTTCTTAGCGAATGCCATGATGAATCTCCTTTGGTTTATAACAGAAAGAGGGACAGCCTGTGTCCCTATAGTGTGTCCTAATGACTATCCGGGCGAACCCGAGTCACTTGGCCTAACTCTTCGTACTCCGCCTCGGCAACTTCAAGGGCCTCCTCAAGAGACCCAGCGTGTACCGGGAGTTCATACGATGCGTTAGCTGTCTCGACCGTTACGACGAATTTTTGCATCTTCCCACTCCTTCCACATGTTATACAGGGTGATGTACGCAGGGTCGAGCGTCTTCTCGTACATCGCTCGGCACCAATCACTCGGGTTCATGGCTGAGAATCTCCTCAATGAACTCAAGCTCCTCCTTGGTGAAGTCCTCAGTCTGGTAGATTCTGAGGAAGTCCTTGGCCCAATACTTCAGGATTTCAATACGACTCGGTGTTAACTCAATCATGGCACAACCCCTTGTGTTTCTCGTACAGTTCCAGATAGAAAGCGGCCTTCGCCATGTCTTTCTCTAAGGTAGCCAGCTCGGACTTCTTACCAGCACGGAGGCGGTACTTGAGGATGTTCCCGAGACAGTACCCCTTAAACATCTCTTGGGTCATACTGCGAGCAATCACCTCGATGGCCTCGACACCTTCGAACAGTTGGTAATGACTTGGCTGCTTGACCCCGTCGTCATCTACACTTGGAGCCTTGCTGCCCTTCACTGCGCGCACCTCCCCAAGAGTTGTTCCTTTTACGTTGAGTGGACACTCGCTGCAACGTACGCTGGCACACACCACACCATCAGCGCATTTCGTGGAATCTGGGCGGTCAGCGTTGTGGGCCACCAGCAGGTTCACCACTTGAATTTCACGTTCAGTCATTTACCACCTCCTTGATACGCTCCCAGAACAGACGCAGGCGTGGCCACTTGGTTACCACAACGGGTACGAAAGGACGGCTCTTAGTTTGAGCCAATTCGTAGAGACCGCGAGTTACCAAGATGTGCACGCTCGGTGCCAGCTCGAAGGTATCACCAATGAACGGAATCTTACCGTGGCGCTCAGAGGCTGCTACAGTGCTGCGGTCCTCCCGGCGAACCGAGAAGATACCGTTGGATTTATTGAAGTGTAAGCGCATGGTTTATGCTCCTTTTGGTGGCTCGTCGTTCATTGACCACACGATAGCCGCGAGGATGAACACGATGATTAGAATCAGGTTGATAGACATTTGGTGTCTCCTATAGTGGGTCCTAATTACATCTTGATGGTTGGGTCAGCCTCAGTGCCACGCCATTTGTCGAACGATGGGTGACGTAGAGAGCCGTCTGGAGTTTCCTCCATGTACTTGATTTGGCACGCCCAGCCATCGTAAGGATTATTTGACGGGTGTTGGTCGTAAGCACACTTGCCAGCGCAAGAGTGATTGTCCATGCCCACATCCTTAGACATCTGGCAACCATTGTCGCACATGGTGTGAGCCTTAACTCTGGCTGTAAACTCTTCCATAAGTGCCTGAGAGATGTTGTTGGCGGATACCACTCGACCAGACTCAAGGAGAACCTCGAAGCCAATCACCTTACCTTCGTTGGCAAGACCGGGAGTTCCCCAGTTGAGTCCAACAACGACACCGTCAGCCTCATTCTCTGGCTTCAGCTTCCACCAGCCTGACTTCTTACCGCGCTTATAGATTCCCTGAGGGTCCTTAACCACAAGACCTTCATGACCTTCTTCTCGTTTCTGTCGGTACAGCGCATCGAGTTCGTCCATGTCGTAAACTTCATGGGACTCCGAGAGGCACCACTCGACTTCAGGGAAGTGGTCTTGCAGGACTGGTAAGGCTACCTTGACGTGCTCAAGGCGCAGCAGGGTCATCACGTTGTAGTCATCACCGGACTCGATAATGTCAAGCGGAATAATGTCGTAGAGGACAACTTTGAGGTTGTAAGGGTCGAGGTGGAACGGTTGACGATTGGCTTTCTTCTTCCACTCATCGTGCCAGTATTCGCAGGTAGAGAACGCAAAGTTACTCTGCTTGAGCCAGACGGTGCGCAGAAGGCCAGACCCGGTGTTAAAGTCCACACCTTTGACCATGAGTTCGCCATCAAGCATGAAGCCATCCGGGAAAATCCAACGGTCGTCTTTCAGTAACTTCTGCCAGCGCACATCGAAACCGTTGAGGTGCTCAAGAGCCGGAATGGTCTTGGAGACCCGGCTGAGCCACGCTGCGTTGGCCGTGTTATCTACGCAAATGTTCCCGCGTACGCCATCGTGCTTAGTGTCTGCGATGAGGTAGCCGGAAGTCTCCAGCGCCTTCTCGATAGCAGAGCGAACGAATGATACGGCCTTAAATGGATCAGTCTTAATGTTCATCATGATGATGTCTCCGAAGTGTAGTGTTCATTTAGTGTGCAATAAGCAATCATAAAGGCCACCGGAATCCGATGACCTTGAGTCTGCCTATAGTGTGCCCTAATTACTGCCAGCTTGAGTAGTCGGCTGCGAGTTTTGCCAGCCAGTCTGACGCTGAGTCAATCGACCAGTGGCTGAACCGCTTGCTTATTAGAAGCGACCCGCGTGGCTCGAACACGTTGAACAGCACGGTGTTAGTGAATGGGTCGTCAAGCATGACCACGTGCAGGCCTGTCGTATCCAGTAGTCTACGCTCCGCTGCTCCTAAACGAGACCATTGTGAGGTGCTCCCATCGAAAAGCCATCTTTTTTCCGTAGCCATTTGTCACGCTCCTACGAAGTATTTCTCTTGGTTAATAACGCTGTCACCCTTAGCGTTACGGAAGGAACCCTTCACGCCACCACCGCGTTTCGTCTTGTTCAGCTTGCGGCCCTTAGGGATGTAACCCTCGGTCTGCTGACGCTCACGGTTACGCTCGAAGTTGATTGTGTTCTGGTACATAGTGTTGCTCCTGATTGTGATAGTAAGGGACATTCATAAAGGCCACCGAACGTGATGACCTTGAGTATGTTCCTGATAGTGTGCCCTAATTAAATCTTACCGTGGCGGAACTCAATGCGCCCTACTACTTCGCTCTTGTAGTAGGCGAACTGCTTGCGCTCACCGTTGGTACACAGCTGGTCTATCAGATAGCGGTCTTCAAGCTCAGTCCAGCGGAGAGACTTAACGTGCAGACCGCATGGCCCGAGTCCCAACTTAAAGAGCGTCTTAGAGTGGGTACCGTCCGGCAACACTGCGGTGAACTTAACGTGAATCAGGTCGGATACCATCATCAGCTCGTCCTGCGCTTCCTTCAGCGACTTGCGGAGGAACTTCATGCGGTCCAGCTGACGCTCTCGAAGCTCGTTCACATCGCTCACCTTCTGTTTCTCGCTCTCAAGTTCTCCCTCTAAGTAACGGACCTGTCTACTGAGCGATGCCTTATCGTCAGCCAATCGGCATACCTTATCGTGCAAGCTGTCTGTGTACGCCTCGTTACTCTTGGTCTGTTTCTCAAGGGCGTGCTCGCAGGCCGCTAAGCGCGTGGTGGCCCTTACGAACAGGACAATTAATACGATTAACAAGATGGTTACAACGATTGAGTAAGTCATAGCGTGCCTCTTTAAGTATTCTTTAAGTTAAGACTTTAAGTAATGGAACCCTCGGTCATTCGAAGGTTCCCTATAGTGTGCCCTAATTGCCTGAGACCTTACGCAAACGCGAAGTCGGACTCCAAGATATCGCGCAGATTCAGGTCACCTTTGGCCGGGACAGCGGGCATTTTGTCCAGTTGAGACTCGTGCAGCTGGTCAGCGAACTGGTCGTAGAAGTCAGCAATCACATCGTTGTCCTCGTAGGTCTTGACCATCGTCTCACGGACTGCCTTAAAGAGATTCCCAGCGTCTGCCGGAATGGTCCCGAAGGAGTCGTGAATGAGTGCGAAGGAGTCAATTCCGTAGACCTCGTTGGCGTGCACTACGGTCATTCGCAGGTGACTACCGTCCTGTGAGTGCACAAAGTTAGGAGCTATGCCGGATTCCTGCTTGTGAGCGTCAATCTCTGAGTCCTTCCCTGTGTTGTACGTCATCTTGACGTTGGCCTGACCGAGAAACACCAGCTTCAGACGCGCTTGGTTCTGCTTGCGGTACTCCTGCCACACCGGGAAGCCATCTGGTGTTACCCAGTGGATTGCGCAGCGCTTACGTAGCACCTCTTTGGTCTTCTTGTCCTTGACTTCAGCGGCCAGCAACTTCGCGGCAGACTTCAGCCAGTTCATCGCCTCGACAGCAGCCACTACGGTCACAGTCACAGCGTCCCAAATCAGCTTAGCCATATAGCCAGCCGCTTGGTTCGGATGCGTGAACATCAAACCCTCGCCGTTGTCAATAGCTGGCTGAATGGTATCCTCAAGAACTTGCTGGCGGAAGCCAAACTCTTTGGAACCATACGCCAACGTCATGACCGAACGCTTAGTGACCTTACGGGTCACACCATACTGCAACCACTGAGCAGCCAGCACGGACTCGCCCAGCGTTACCTTCTCGCGGAACTCGCCAGTCTCTTTGTCAGCAATCTGCTCGACCACCGTCTGAGACCCGTTGACAGCGTGCTGGTGGAGCACCTCGTTAACCTTGTCGGCCACAATCTTGTAGATATCCTGCACGGTATCAGAAGGCAGCAGGTTCACAGCACGACCACCGATAGAATCGCGGAGCATTGCGCTGAAGTGTTGAATCCCAGAGCAGGACCCGTCGAACGCCAGTGGCAGCGAGCAGTTGTAATTCAGGCCGTGGTGCTTAACTCCTGCGTACTCGAAGCAGAACGCTAAGAAACAGAACGGCGAATCCTGCTGTGTCCACCAAGTGTTATTCATCGGGTCCGCTGCGCTCGCCAGAATGTTGCCCTCGTTCTCTTCGATGAACTTAATGCGCTCAGGGAAGGGAACCTTGTCGACGCCTGCACAGTTTGCACCATGAATCTTCAGCCAGTAGAACCCATCGAGACCGATTGGCTTACCTTTGGCCAGCGTCAGCATACCCTTGGTCATGTCGTTACCCTGCGGGTTGAACATGCTCACAGCGTACACACGTCCGCGCCAGTCCATGTTGTAAGGGAACCAGATGGCCTTGTGGTTAGCGAACTTGTTCGCCTGTGCGACCATGAACTCCATTGACAAACGGCGAGACTGGCGAGCCTTGTCCTTACGGTAGACTGCTGCGGCCTCCTTACGCCATGCCTTACGTGCCACCTCGTTGGTGTCGATATCGTCCGGGCGCGGTGGCAACTCTTCGCGTTCAATCGCTGGGACGTCTGCAACCGGGCAGTGCTTCCAATTGATAATCTCGTTGACTACCGCCAGTACCTTCTTGTTGACCTTCCACGGCGTGTTTTGCGCGAGGTTAACCGCTTTGTACACCTCAGGCATGTGAACATCTTCATAGCGACGCAGCGCCTTCTTGGAGTGGGTACGCACCAGTGCCAGCGGACGGCGACCGACTGACCAGTAGCCACCACCTACGGTTTCCACCCAAGGTTTCGGAGGGACTACGCACGGCTGGTGCATCGGGCTGATACCTGCGAGTGCTCCTGCTCGTTTGCTCAGGAGTTCCACGAAGGCCGGAGCCAGCTGGACCATCTGCATACTGGTCACATCGTCGGAGCCATCTGCCATCTTGTTCTTGGTCATTTCCACCAGACCAGTCCCCTCGATAAGCAGCTCCAGCAGCTTGGTCCCAACGTGCATCTGCTCGTCAGTCTTCCAGCTAGACCATTTGTCACCGCCCAGCATCCCTTTGGTTATCATGTCAGCCTCGACAACTTGCATGAAGGCCTTCTTGTATACGTGGCCCACTCGCTTGTCCAGCTGGTCCGCTACGTTCTTCTTGAAGTAGGCGGCTTCCTGCTCACGGATACGACCGAAGCGGGCCTCATCCTCAAGGGCCTTACCTAACTGCGAGGACACCTGCTGGATGGTGGCCTTGGAGGCGTCTGTGAGCGTCCCTAAGACGACCTTAATGGTGAGCAGTGCGATCGCCTCACTGGACACTCCGCGCTTCTCCTTGAGCACCTCAGCGCCCATACTAAGGGCCAACTCAGAGGGAACACCGTGCTTAATCGGGTAGTACGCGCGAGGCTTCTTACCGCGTGCGCTTGCTTGCTCCTCCTTCCAGTCGTCAATGCGCTTGGTCAGCTGCGGGTGCAACGTTAAGACCAGCGGCTTAGCGGCCACGTTGTCGGCGAACTCACCAGCTTTCACCTGACGTTCCAGCATCTTCAGGAAACGCTGCTCGCCCAGCTCGTACGCTTCATGCTCCAGTGCTAACTGCTCGCGTGCCAGCTTGTCCCCGTAGTGCTCGCTGAGGATGTTGTACGGGATAGCGGCAAGTTCAATCTCGGAGAAGTCATTACGTGCAATGTTTAATGCGTTCATTGTGTGCCTCTTTGTGAATAAAGTTTATCTATGGGTGCCCCTGCGCGAGAGACACCTAAGATACACCTTGTCAACCCATAAGTCTACCCTGAAGGTAATTGTCGATTGGCAACGGCTTGCCCATTTGTATCGCTAGGCCGGGTCCCATTTGCCATGCCAGAACGCGCTCCTCGATACTCGCTAGGTCTAACTTTAGGGCGTCTACGTGGTACTTCTCGCGCTCACGTTCACGCTCCTTACGCCACCGAGCGTGTGCCTTACGGCGTGCTCGACGTTCCTTATTGGCCTTACGGCGTGCGATGCGCAGCTCCCCGTTCGGGTCCCGCTTAGCCTTGTTGCGCTTGCAGCGTTCAATCATCTTGTCGTGCGCTATCTGCTCAATCTCAGCAAGTAGCTCCTCAGGGTCCAGCGAGAAAGGCTCACGGTCCCGGTCCGCTGAGAATGACACCGGGTCGGTAATCACTGGCTTGCCGTCCTTGGTGAACATGATGTTGCCGCTGTGCATATCAAAGGACGCAATCCCGTAGAAGAACTTGCGAATCATTTGGCACGTCTCGATAAACGGCTGGTCGCCCTCCGCGTAGTCCGCTGGGTCTGATTCACCTTCGACAAAGTAATACGCTAGGTCTGCGTAGTGCTCGTGCTCATCGTTCCCACTGCGCTTGCACGGCTCCAGTTCATCCAAAACCACCGTATAGCAGCCAGCGTGACGCGCTACGTGATAGACGTTAGGAATCCCTACCCGACCTTGGTGCATCCGGCAGAAAGCCACGTAGGCAGCACCTGAGTCCTCTTTCTTAAAGCCAACCTTAATGACCCTACCCGGTAGCAGCTCATGCTTAAACGCCGCGCTGAAGTGACCATTACCCAGCAGGTTAAACCCAGCATCTTTGGCCTTAATTTTCAGGGTTTGCCAGTAGTCCTGTCGCTCCAGACCCCAACCGCTATCCGTATCGTCACCATCGGACGTCTCAGCGTTCACAATGTCCGCCATGAGTGCTACCAGCAGCGGCTGGCGCTTGTCGAGTTCACAGATTGGCAGGTTACGGATGACGTCTAAGCGTTCTTGCATATCGGTGTAGTTCATTAGGTTGTTTCCTTATGGTGTGTTAGCGTGCTTGGTTATTGGTATGAGAGGAGTGTGAGCCTTGCCCACTTAACAGCTACAGCTGCTTGCCGTGCGGTCATCTTGCGACACCTTGTTAATAGGCGCTTAGTGTACACATCACTGGCACCGTATGCCATTACATGTAAAGCGGTCCGTATGTGTTTCATGTCAATGCGTTGCGACATAGAATATTCCCACTTTGTTTGCCTTAAAGCGGCCATTAGGTAGCCGTACAGTAAAGCGAGGCAGCACGCCCCACTTCATGTAACTTAATGATGCTTTGTGCACCTTGAGACCCTTATGAAAGTCTTTCACGAACACCATAAGGATGAGCGAATATCCCAGGAGCGCTATGATTACGAGAGGGAGTGGCATTGTACATTACCTTGCGTGTGCGATAAGTTTGGGCCAGTTGGACCATGTAGTAGCCGAACCAGTCGGCCTTTGCTTCGGGTATGCCAGCAGTGCACTCGCAGGCCGTCTTAAAGGCGCTACGGTATTCGTGCATGTCCTGCTGTGTGAGGCCGTATTTGACCATTAGACCACCTCCCAGTATTGCCCGTCGATGATTGAATAACATTCGCCCTTTGGTGCATCCACTTGTTGCAGCGTGCCACCTAGTGCATCCTCTTTGAGCATCGGAAATGCTTGCGGATACTCTCCCACGCTTGTGATAGACCATAGTGCAGCTGTGTGAGTCTGTGAGTTCACCACCAGCACGGCATCCTGCGAGTAGGTCTTACAGGCCAGCCACGTCAGCTCTGCCGCTTGCTTCTCAGTGCATTCAACCTTTAGCGTACGCTCTTGCGTTGCCTCAGGCATCCCGGCTTCTTTAAAGCAACCTTGCACATGGGCATCACGAAGGTTACCGTATGCACCCGGATAGGTCTTAATGGTTCGCACGAGACCCTTGAGCATCTTCTCGTTAACTTCGAGCGACTCATGGCCGCGGTAAGCAGTAACGAACACGAATACCTTGTTAGCTGGCTCTTTGGTGTAAATCATGGTGTGTATATCCTTCAGTTGGTTAGTGGTTATCAGCGTGGCTACTCTCAGGGTGACAGGACGTACCTTGCCAGAGACCCGAATGTAACCACTAGTTAAACACTATTGTCATGGTAAACATATCAGCGACTAATCCATATTGTTAAAGAGCGGTATTGCTAGGTACTTCGTGAATCTGTGGTGCATCTTACTTCATGTTATCCGTTGAGTCAACCACTTTCGTATGTCCGGTTGATGACTACTTGAGACCATCAGTCTAACCAGATAACTCGTAGTATTGTCTGGTCGTTGGTGACGTTGTGTCTCTCAACGGTTGCTAATGTCTCATAACGGAATCTAAATGTCAACACTTAAAGTTAAACTTTTAGTTAGACCTATAGTGATAGTTATCTTTATGGTGATGGTCCCTAAGTAATACTTTAAGTGTCTCCCTATAGTGTGTCCTAATTGATTATGGCGTTGACACTGACCACCAATAGCCTTATAGTGATGACTCACCGATATCATCTTGTCCCGCTCTCAGTGTCTCAGGGACTGCTAAACGAGATACTTACCGACTCTCTTAATGTGACCTACTAACAGTCACTGCTAAACGTTAGTCAAACGGTGAACCTAAGGTAGTGTGGTCTCAGGTATTACCTCAGGTGGTTACCTCGAGTCTAACCTCAGGTGGTACTCAGTGGATACTTAAAGAGGGCCAACAGATAGGGACACAGAGACATCAACATATAGTATCCCAAGGTACACCACAGCCCAACATATAGTATCACCTAAGGATTCCCCAAGGTACCACCTAAGGTTAAACCGAAGGTTTAGGGGTACCCATGGTTACTTTGGGTTACTGAGAGGGCACCGGGGGATAACCAAAAGTGTAAACTGTGAGATGTACACTCAGAACTTTATGTAAAATTCTTAAAGGTAACCTCAGGTAGTCCTCAGGTCATTGCATAGACCCGTAGGTGGATCCAGTGAGTCACCTAAGGTTAACTTTAAGTATTGACTATAGAGGGATGGAGTGGTGTATGCTGATAAGCATCACTACGGAATCCCTAGCGCGTCAGGAAGACCCTAATCGCTACAAGTGAGTAGAGAGCACACGAGAGTCTCCAGTCCACTGAGTTGCTGCTGAGTAACCAGTGAAGCCCCAAGGGCACCAGCAAGTACCAGCAGAAATCGCCAAGTAGTCCTATGGCGCAGTAAGGTTAACAATAAGCGCATAGGTCCTCCTTATGTTGGCTCTTAGTGTCTTATAGTGAGAGGGTGATATTATCATCACTACCCTCTGCCTTTAAGGAGACTTAAAGTGAATAACTATATGAATGAATCTTTAAGTTGTCTTATAGTAAGTCTTCAAGGGTCTCTCCCTATAGTGGGCCCTAATTCCAAGTGTCTGTTATACATGGAGTTTCCTCAAAGTGGCCTTCCGTGGCCTAATGAATCCTTATGCACAATCCCTGCATAATCACCATGCGATGAACATAGAGTCATCCCCATCGTCTTCCCATCGGATGTCCACACCGTTGCTACTGGTGGCCCTGAACTGTGAGATGTTACTCAGGGGCTTCTCCATGTGGTGCTCCAAGAACTCCAGAAGTACCTCAGACTCTATCTTCACAGCGTCCTGCTGCATCGTAGAGCGTAGGAACTCGACACCCAATGCTAACGCATCAAGGCGGTCGTCGTGTGCCACAGCGCCCTTCTCACGGCTCATACGGGTCATCTGGTAGAACAGACTGTACTTCAGAGCGTGCTTACCGTCTGCGTCACGTGCCGTCTGGTAGTCCTGTCGGATAACCTCATCACGGATGACCAAGCGGTGACTTGCCAGTACAGGCTCAAGGGTATCGCATATGCGGACCTCTTTCATACCACGAGCACGAATCTCTTCGAGTTGCGCTGGGTGGTGCTTCAGGAGCACAGGCTGGAACACGTTACCGAACATACCGTCACCGAAGTTACTCTCGAAGACCACAGTCTGCACCTGCCACTGTTTGGCTTTCTTAGCGAGGAACTCAAGGGACTTCTCTTCGTAACCACGAGTACCGCCAGCGTCCATCAGGTAGATGTAACCGTTGAGGGTGTACAGTACGCACCAGCCAGTCTCATCCTTACCGCGACCACTTGGGTCAATGACCAGAATCTTACCCTGATACGCACCAGTGTTACTTGAGGCCGTATGGAATGAGTAAATCTCGTCACCCTTCATGCCCACGTTAGGAAGCTCCTCATTGCGGTTCTGACGGTTCGGCAACCACTGGTAATGCATTGGGGCCTTGTCCGCCTGTAGACCGCACACGATAGCGTCACGGAGGCGCAGAGGATACTTCTCGGCGTCACTGAGGTTCGGGTTGAGCATGAACTGAAGCGTATAGCCAGCCTTGCCGTATTCCACCTCACGCTCCTGAAGGTCCATGGAGTCGAATCGCACCGGGTCAGTAGGTTGACTGCTGAGGCCCTCTTTGTCCTCATCGTACTCGCTACGGAGCATCGGAGCCAGACGGTCGCCATAGTACAGGTCTTCCTCTTTGGAGCGAGGATACTGTGCTGGCCAGATAATAGTTGAGTACCCACGGTTGTCCTCAAGTTCCTTGTAGAGTGTCATCTCAGTCTGAGGGGTACCCAGATAGATAACACGGCTCGTCGGCAGAGGTTTCAACAGTGCGGCGAACTCCTGAACCAACGTCCAGAGTTTCTCTCGGGCACCTTGAGTTGCAGAGTTACCGGGAATCTCCACGTCATCCGCAATGATGATATCGGCACGGCTGCCAGTAAGCTGACCCGTAATACCCACAGACTTAACTGACGGGCTGTGGTCAGGCTTGGCAGGGCCTACATCAAAGCTAATCACGGAGTCACGCTGACCGGGGCGAGGCTTAAGCTCACTCAGGAAAGGCAACAAGTCGATGATGTTCTTGATGAAGATGGAGTTAGCGTCCGCACGTTCCTTTGAGGCTGAGACAATCAGTATCTTTAACTGAGGGTCACGCCATAGGGTCCACACTACGAACGCACACGTGATGAACGACTTCCCGATACCACGGAAAGCCTGAAGGATAAACTTCTTGTTCTTTGGGTCTGCCAGACACTTGGCCATGTCGATTTGACACTTGGTTGGTTCCGGCAGGTTCAGGGCCTTCCAGAGCACGAAGAGAAAGGCGACAAAGTCACCCTTCAGTTGCGCAATGATTAAGGCGTTCTTGGCTTGCTGAGAGTTACTCAATGTTCACCTCCTTTCCCTTGAAGTTTTCGAATTGTATCCTGTAGGGCCTTCTCTTTGAGGTCGGCCTTCTGGGTTATTGCGATAAGACTTCGAGCAGTTGCTTCGTGTAGTTCGACGGAACCATCAACGAGGCATCGACCGTCTGGTCCTGCGGCGACACTGGTAGGTTTGACTCTGACGCGCAGCCGCTTATTGTCGCTACGCAAATCAGCAATAATCCTATCAGTGCTGCCCTCCAGCCCTTCAAGGTCTGCTTGGTACTTAGCCGATACTGCGTCAATCGCTTTCTGAGTTTCAGCTCTAGCCGTTTGCTTCTTAACGTACTCATTCTGTACTTCCTCCTTCCATTTGGCGTCCGTAGATTGTGAACCAAAGTGCCACCCGAAGGCAAACACCATGATAGCCACAAGATACGGGACGATTCTCTTTGTGAACTCCAGCATAATGCCTCCCGTTGTTTCTCAGATTTCACGTAGGAACGCCTAGCGTAGTGCAATGACATTCATAAAGGCACTACATATAGTAGTACCTTGAGTATATCACTGTAGGGTGAACTTATCGTCGTCTGTCAGGCCATCAGCGCCAACCTTGGAGTTGTAAGCCTCCAGACCCTCAGCCAGTCCGCCCAAGATGTTAACGTCAGGGGTCAGCTTAGAGATTTGGAACTTGTGGCGCTCCAGTAGTTTACCAATGGCGTTGTACAGCTGAGGGGTTCGCTTCTCTGGATTCTTGAGGTCCATGAGCATCTGCTGAGCCATCTCAGTGTCTAACATTTCAAGGAACTTAATCAGGTCCATATGTTACTCCTTATTAGCTTTCTTCCAGTCAATGATTTTGTCGACTACCTTGGCACCAATCTGAACCACTGTGTAGGCGATTGCCGCGACGTAGAACCACTCGTTGAGTGAGAGGCCCCAAAAGAGCCTCGCTACGCCATCGGCCCCAGCGACCCCCGCAATGGGAGCCGCCTTGATAACTTCGTTGTTGAAGTCTAGGGATAACATGCTACCTCCGTGTTACAAGAAGTTTATGATAACGTCGTCAAGGATAACCTCAGCACCATCACGAACACGGAGAGATATCTCAGCGGATACAGCACCTACTGGTGCAACGCCTCGGCAGAACAGGCCACCTTGCTGCCACGCCCCGACAGTGTTCGAGAAGTTAGACGTCGAGCCTGTACCGATAGTGGTACCGTTCTCGGACTTAAAGGTTACTGTCAGGTTACCCGGTGTTGAGCCGGATGCCGCCTTATTGACCTTGTAGGCCACGAACGATGCGAACTCCTCTCCAGAAGACACTCTGACATTCTGGGTAAGGAACACACTCTTACCATCCAGAGAGGCAACCTTAACCGCCTTACCACCGCTGTTGGTATCATCCGTGACGATTGTAGCCGTCTGTGCTGGGTCTCCACCAACGTTAAGCGCCCATCCAGCCAGATCCTGCTCGAACCCGTTATTGTAGAAGCGGTTCAGTGAGCGGTGGACTGGAATGTTACCAGCCCCGGATTCAATGTCGTATGTACACGCGATTGTCTTAACGATACCCTCGCCTTCACAGAATGTTCGCACCTTCTCTGGGTTATTCACATGGAACATATAGAGGTTACCGGGGAACTTGACGGCAATGAAGATTGCGCGAGCTTTCGCCCCAACAAGCACAAGCGGTCTGGTCTGAGAAGATGGACCATTACACACTAACGTTGAGGACTGTAGGATGAAGCGTGCTCCGATTCCAGTCACCTCGACGTAGCGCATCCAAGAACTTTTACCGGGGTTCTCGTTGTTCCCCATGCCATCAATGAGCAGCGAAGCACCATTCCCAGAGATAACAACCGGGGTATTGAGCACACTTGTTCCAGACATGCCAACACTGAAGTTTGCACACGCAATGATGAACTTAGCCCCGTTAGAGTCGGAGAACTGAGTGTCGCTGAAGGTTATGGACTCGCCGGAGTCAATCAGTCCAGCAGGGGCGTTGAACACAGAGGTGATTCCGGTAGAAATCATGCAGTCAGATACCTTGTAGCGCCAAGACGAGTCAGTACATTTGATGCAGTTGTCGAACTTGTAGACGCTGCACCCACGGATTATACACTGACCGTTGTACTCGGTTCCTGTGGTCATCCCACGGTTACCCCAAGTCCACCCGTCGACGCCAGCCTTAAGCCCACCCACAAGCTCGATGGACTCCATGTAGTTGGTCGTGTTTCGATACATTGGGGTCGGATAGGAGCCAGTGGCGTGAATCCACAATGCAGTAGGGCCAGTGAACTCTGAGGCGTCGATTGTAGCGCGGCCACCTGAAGTGAACAGTGAGAACTTCGCTAGGTTAACCTCAAGAGGGGTTGTACCCGTAAGCGGATACACCTTGCCAGCTGTAAGGCGAACACCAACAAGAAGCGTGTTGGCTATCGTAAAGGAATTGCGTAGCTTCTCCTCAAGAGTGGTACCAGCCTGCATGTCCACGTTTATGAAGCCTTGCGAGTCCTTGAACACATACAGGTCGTCAATAGCTTCTTGGATAGTGCGCCCATCCCTGAGCACACCAATGGTTGAGCCTTTCGGCTGATTCAGTTTGTCTAACATGCGGTTCTCCTTATGGTTTAACTTTCGCCCTGAAGCGGTAGGATGCACTGTTGTCCGACTTGGTGGAGACCAGCAGGTTGAACGTAGATGCATCGTTTGACGTTGCCTCCACGGACACTTGATAGACCTGCTGAGGGTCTGCCGAGGTGCTGTTCACATCGCCCTCACCCACGGCGTTGGACCGACTGTCTACTCGAACGATTGTCGCACGAGCGGCTCCACCCTCTCGGTAAAGCAACACAGTGAGGATTGCACCATTGTGTCCACCGTTGTTGGTATTGCGGATAGTCAGGTGAATATCAAACATGTCGTTATCGTAGGTGTTTACTCCACCACAGGACAGTCCTAATACGGCAGGACTAACGTTTGCCGGACCAGTCGCTGTAGGCATCGTCCCAATGTACGGTCTGCCGCCTGACATACGGGCGATTCCCTCGTTAATGGTATCCTCCCAGCCCGGAGAGTTTGTCACACGGATAACTGAAGGACGTGCTGTACCTGAGATTAATCCAACAGTATAACCTGTGAGGCGGCTGTCACTAATCTCCAGACGACCTTCGCTGGTACCCGCCATCCTGAAGAAGTAATCCGGCGAAGGCTCTGTGATAGAACCACCAGTGTCATCATCGCCCACGGAGCTGTTCACACCAATCATCTTGAGGGTAGACGACTCGAAGTAAATCTGAGCGCTTGCCGCCCCCGACGCGGCTGTTCTCGCAGAACGCCTAATGTTGACGTTAATCAGTGTCACCGAGGAGTTGCTGATACGGAACCCATAGCCGAACGCACGGTCGCACAGTTCGTTGATTACCTGAATCGAAGTAGCACCGTAGAAGTTCCAGTTGTCACCTTCGTTCCACTCGTTTCGACAGTTGGTGAACGTGTTGGAGTTCGCACCTGTTTCGAGCATGACACCGTGGGACTTGTTGGCGTTGATGGTGCAGCCGATGTGGTTACCGTCTACTGTGTTGTAAATCCCAATGTTGTTCTGGTTGAAGTTACAGAACTGGAATGAGCACCCGATGTACGCTCCACGGCGGTTACCTACACGGTCGAAGCGATAGAACCCACACTTGAAGAACCCTACGGATATTTTACCACCAGACTTCGACTGAATGGCTGGGGACGTGCGGTCACGACCGTCGAACATCACACCCTCAGCAGCACATGCAGTATTCCAAAGGAACATGTTATCTGCTCCGGCCACCTTACGTATAATCGTACCATCTGTGCCGAACGAGGCATCACTGGTTACGTTGTACGGTTTGTAGGAGTACGTACCAAACAGCTTAACCTTAGACGGTATTTCAACGTCTTTTACGTGGTATCTGCCCGGCGGGGCAATTATCTGTCGGGACCCAGTAGCGAACGCCTTTCTGAATGCCTCGGAGTTGTCATTGGTGCCAGTGTAGTTCAGAACGGCTGCCCGCTCGGCAAAGGTCATAAAGTCCAGAACGTTAACCCCTGAGCGTAGGTTGTCCAGTGCAATCTGAACATTCAGTCCGTTGGAGGTACCAACCTGAGAAGCACCAGTGGGTCCTGCGAGTGAATCCGCCAGCGGCAGTGTAGTCTCAGCGGTGGTACATACGACCAAATCCCCGGCAGAAAGTGGCTTCGCCAGCGTGATTGTCTTGGACCCTAAGTCGTACTCGTAGTGCCACCCACGGTATTGACGGCTACCGTTAATCTCGATGTACGGGACCGCAAGGACCGGACCCTCTTTAGTAATCACAAAGGATGTCTCACCACCCACTGCGGACCCTTGGTTGTACACCCAGAGAACGCCGCGAATCGCTGTGGTATCATCTCCCCAGTTCTGTAGGTAATCCTCAATGTCTTTCTGGAGGTCCTTAACTTCACTGAGAATACCGCCAGCCTCACCTAAGGTTGTGTCCAGTTGGTTCTTGTTGACAGCGTCTGTACCAGTCTCTCCGGGAGCCAGTCGAACAATCTTTCTGTTACGGGCGTCTAGGTTACCAGCATCATCCTCCGGCATTGCCAGAAGTGCCGCATCACGTGCTTCTTCGGCGATATGTGCAGATTGCAGCTGTGAGACGTTAATGTCCGTTGCGCGTAACACTGAGCCATCGCTGAAGTCTACGATACGTTCTGACGCTGACGTGAACCGACGGATTTCCACACGGTCGAAACCAGTAGTCGCAACAAGGAGCTTCACTCTGGTCTTAGACACATAGCGGTACTCAGTGATGTTGCTGAGGAGTCTACGGTTATCATCGGATACGAGAGACACTCGCACGAACTTTCGGGACAGGTAGTCGAACGGGATGTCGAACTCAGTGGCCCCTACTGGGTACTGAATGACTGTTTTAATGTCTTGGTCCATCATGACCTCCTTAAGTTAAATGTGGAGGGAAACCGCTCGGGTCTCCCTATAGTGTGTCCTAATTAGTTGGGCTTAGGCTGTTGTTTGATGGTCACACCGTTGGCCTCGTAGATTTTCATCACGAGCTGCTGGGTGAGTGGGTCGTTTGGTACCAGCTCCTTAGTGGAGTTCATTAGTCCCGTCATGTAGTCACGCTCGGTAGGCTTGTTGGGCGCTGTGACGACACCATAAGCGTTCTTAGCGGTCGCAATGACGTTACCTACGTATCCAAGAGCAGGGACCTGAGACCCCAAGTTACCCGCAAGGTTACTCGACTCAGCTCGACCTTTGGATGCTCCGTCTTTCTTCTGGAACTGTTCCTCCTTAGGTAAGATGGTGGAGCGCAGCATGTTGGCGTCTTGGAACCCAGCGGCACCAGCAATCATCGAGACGATGGACAGCGGGGCGCCAGTGTGGGAACTTCGAGTCAACGCTGCGTAGCCCAGCATGGTCGGGTTCAGGGCTTTCTTCAGGTAGTCCTTACGCTGCGACTCTTGGAGACCATAAGCCTTCACGTGGGCCTGCATCGCAAAGTAAGTCCCGGCGATACCCAGAGACAGGATGTGAGTCAACGCCATGTCAATAGCGCGGTTGTTCTTGTAGCCCTCATAGAAGGACCGAATGAACTTAGCGTTGAGTGACTTGATGGTGAAGTTCTTGAACTGCATAGCCATCTTGACACCCGCACCGTACGCCGTGGAATCCTGCTGGGATACCTTGTGAGGGCGCAGCATGGTCTCGTCGGCAACCTTATCGGCAAGACGCCACAGGTCCATCGCTCTCGGGTCCTGACTGAAAGCCTTCTTGTCCTTGATGGTGAACTGTCCGTTAGCGTCACGAGTCGCGTGGTCGACAAAGAGTTGCTTGATTCCCTTCCACTGCTCAGGACTGATAGAGGCAGCTTTGAGGAAGTTCTCTTTGCCAAACTTGGAACCCTTACCGCCTAAGGCTGCACCAGCCACATCACCGAGCACACCCTGACGGGCAGTGTCCAGAATGTAGTTAGCCGTACCATTCAGCATCTTGGTCCAAGGAGAACGCGCTGACAGCTCCTGAGTACCGAACTTGATGGTACCAATGACAGACGCCATGGCTCCACTGGTATCGGAAGCCTCACGGATTCGCTGCACGATGTCCTCACGCCCCGGACGGATTAACTGGTCGAGTTCCTTACCGAACAGCGCCCCGTGGAGTTCACGGAGTTCACTGCCGGACACCGGAGAGGTTCTGGTGGCGAGGTCGCGCAACGTTGGGATACCATGGAGCATCGCTTTGACGTTACCCTTGGCCAACATCCCGGCAATCTCGGTTAGGTTCTGAGGACCCATGTAGAAGTTCTTAGCGAAGAACGCTAGGTCATTCAGGGAGCGCATAGCCGTCTCAAAGGCTGTGTCATTGTTGCGGCGAGCACGTCCAGTGAGAATCTTAACGGTGTCCTTCAATGCTTCCACTTCTCCCTTCAGTTGTCCCTTACGTTCGGCCCGCTTGTCTAACGCCATGATTTCGTCCTTGAGCTGCTTCGTGGTCTTACCGCTGCCGCCCATGATGGAGATATCACCGTTAACTCGACGGTCGTACGCTGGGATAATCCGAGACATATCGAAGTCCCTCAGGTCGTTGACACTGAATGTGGAGCCATCCGGTAAGGTAACCGGGAGGTCGCTGTCGAACATGTTACGGGCCTCAAGGAACGAGTTGTTCTCGATGCCGACCAGACCTGTGATGTTCTCATCAATGACGCTGGATGCTGTGAAGTCTTCAGTGTGGCTGATACCATATGCCTTATCCATAGCGTGCTTCTGGACCACCTCAGGTGTCACTTGGTCAACCGACTTGTAGCCGTTGAGTTCCATCAGGTACTCGTCGACACGTGCCTTGACCTCAGGGCGCACTCGGTAACTGGTGAGCCAGCTCTGAGCGATAGCCTGCTGGAGCCCTTCAGGTCCACCCAGCTTCTGAGTCATTAACTGCTTAGCAGCCCTGTCGTACACGTTAGGCACGTAGGTACCTTTGTGGCGACTGCCGGGGAAGATGCTCACGGCGTTAGCGTTACCGAAGATACCCGGCTGTTCCATCAGTTCACGCTTGGTGTCGAAGTGCTCTTTCAGCAGGTCCATCACCTCACGTTCACCTTTGGTTAAATCAGCCTGTAACTCTGGACGCTCAATCGCCAAGGCCGCACGCTTGTAGACTTCCTGACGGATGGCTCTGCGTGACATCTTCTGCTCACCAATGGAGAACTCCGGGTCCTTCATGGCACGGTCAACAGCGTCATACAGCTGGTTGTACATCCGTTGGTCAGTCGCGTGGAGACGCTCGTGGATATCCGAAGCGGTAGCACCGAACTTACCACTAGACCCTGATTGCATCCCTGTTGGAGAGCGCACGAGGTCCTGAGCGATTGCACGTACACCAGCATCCTTGGACCCTAAGGTCTTCAGGCCAATCTCAGTGAACCCACCGAGTTTGATACCGGGAGCTGCACGCTCTGGGTCAATCTCTGCGAAGTCACGTTGAGTCCTTGGGTTAAGCGGGTTGGTATCGCTCAGGATGGAACCATTGGCCAGAACCACTGCGCCCTCTTCGGTCGGGTGGTCGGCGAACGGAACACCCCTGTGGTCCTGCTCGAACGAGAAGTTCTCTGGCGGCAGTGTCGAGGTGTCGTGACCCCCAGTGTTGATGGCAGTCTCTCGTGCTTCCATACGGAGTGCTGGTCCAGCGAACTCATTCACAGACTCGACGCCACGTGCCTTACGGATACCAGCGGCCACAGCGTCACTAAGGGCAGACATGCCAGCGCCGAACAGTAAACCACCTAGTGCAGCATCAGCGTAGTGAGCTTCACCACCAGCTACTGACGTACGGATTCCCTCAGAGGCAACGCTGAGTGCTCCAGCCTGTGCACCTACTCGCAGGGCCTTATTGACCACCTTGAGTCCCTTTCCGGCCACACCGACCAGCGGCACATAACTGAGTGGGTCTACACCAGCACCGACGATACCAGCAGCGAGTTTCGCACCAGTACCAGCCTCAGCGGCCCGTTGGTCAGCCTCGAAGTTATCCTTGGCCAGTTTGATGAGTGCGTCCCAGTTCTCACCGTCACCACCAGTCACCACACCGTAGTAACTCGGAGGCAGCCCTGAGTCGCGCAGCTTCTGTAAGTCCTCCTTGGAGGGGACATAAGAGTTCCAGCGAGTCGGGGTCATCGTGTCCTTGAACACATCATACCCATCGTCCGCTCTAGCAGCACGGAATGCCACACCCAAGGTGGAGTTCTGAATCTGAGCCTCAGCAGCATCGCCGAAGCCGAAGAAGGTGGACCGAGCGTTATACTCATCGAGAGTCGTCCCGGTCTTCTCCCAGAAGTCCTTTGCGTACGGTACGTTGGGTGCAGGTTGCTCCACACCCTCTACGTCGAACCCATGGGACTCCGGCAGCTCAGTACCAACTTTACCAGCCTTGGAGATGCCCTTGAAGGCATCCTCTGCGGGAATCCCTTTACCCTTTGGGGTGATACCACCGAACGCTTCCAGAGCGCCTGAGTTGGGACTCTTGGCCACGTCCAGCAGCTTACGCATGTAGTTCCGCCCTTCCTCAGAGATAGAACCGAAGTCTCCCTTGTCGTATGCCTGAAGCTGCGGTGCACCATCTGGGCCTTCCCCTTGGTTGTACGCTAGGGCTGCTTTCAGCTCATCCCCGTTGTACTTCTTAACGAGACCCGCAAGGAGCTTAGCGCCTGCGTCAATGGCTAACTCTGGGTTGTATCGCCCATCGTCGTCACCATCGGTCACGTTAAGGCCCATAGCGCGGGCCGTGTTGCGGGTGAACTGCATGATGCCCTTAGGGCCAGTCTTAGAGATGGCCTTAGGGTTGAAGGATGATTCGTTAAATGATAACTTACGCAGGAGGTCATAGGAGACCCCATGAGAGTCTGCTGCCTTCTGGAAAATGCCATCGTAATCGCTAGGTTTGGACTTATCGTAGCTCATGTTGTCTCCTTAATGATTATTGGTCACCACCTCCATAGATGAACTTCGGAGTGGCTTTACGTTTCGCACGGACACGCTCACCAGCGGCCTTACGGGCCTGAGTGGCTGCTGAGATAGGTGCACGCTTGGTTGCTTCCTTCAGCGCCTTCTCTTCGGCTTCCTTGGCCAGTCGCTGCTGCTGTTCCTGATAGGTACGGGTCAGTAGCTCCTTGTCGTAGCGGATGCGTACAGTGCCAGTGGTGTCCATCATGTAGATAGAGTCACCCTGCTGGTACATCGTCAGCTGCTTGTTGGTCACCCAAGGGTTAGCCGCGATGATTCCCTTACGGGCTTCTTCGAGGATGTCTCGGCCCTGCTCCCAGCTCTTAGGGTCATCACTGACCTGTAGGATGTTCTTCGGGATAATGCCAATGGTATCACCATCTACGTCATCACCTTTGAAGGTCACAGTGGATTCCTTGAGGAACTTGTCGACCTGCTGCATAGCCATGTCGCTGTTGCCTGTACGGTACTTGACGCTGTCGTAAATCTTACGGGCCATACCATCCAGACTAGCCGGAATGCGGGACAGCTCGGGAGACTCTGAGTTGTTCTTCAGGGACGCCCACGCCTTATCGTCCTCGTACTGCATCTCTTTGGTGAGACTGCGGCGGGAACGGTCAGCGTCGATAAGAATCTGCTGGTCAATGCCCTGCTTGTCCATCATATCCATCGTCAGGAACAAGTCAGCCTTGTCAGGGTACAGCGCAGCGAAGAGGTCCGGGTCGGTGTTACGCATGGTGCGCAATTTGTTCAACGCCGTGGTGTCCTCTGGTAACTTACCGTTAATCACAGCGGCAGACCATTCAGACCCAGCATCGGTGACCATCTGGCCCACAACGGTACGGAAGGCTCCACCCTCTGAGTCTGCCCGTAGGTAGCTCAGCTTCATGCGGTCCTTCTGTTGCTCCGTGAGCTGCATCTGGTCAATCTCTGCCAGCTTACCGTTAGCGTAGTTCACCATATCACTGTGAGTGAACTCTCCGGTGTTCTCGTTGGTCGGCATGTCCTTGTAGCTGGTGGACACGTACTGACCGTTGATACGCTTGGTGAACTGCTGATCGATTACCTGATTCTTGTTGATGGTCTTCTGACGCTTGTCCATCTCCTTGGCCGCCGCTTGGGCCTCCTGACGGAAACGGGCCTGCATCTGCTCCTCAGCCTGAATCAAGCGCTCACGCTCTGGGGTCATCTGCTCACCGGGCTGTAGACGGTCAAGTTCCGCTTTGGCACCCTGAAGCATCTCCCAGCCCTTGCTGGTATCGTCTTGGTTCAACGCGCTGGTAATCCCGAGGCGGAAACCTTCGGACAACTTAGCGTCATTGTCGAACTGAGTCGACTGGGCCTTGACCATCAGGGCGTTCCACTGCTCCTCTCCCATCAGCTCCTTATAGGTCGTGGTCTTCCCGTTAAGGGTTACCTGACGGCCCTCAAGACTCTGCAAGAAGTTGGTAGCACCCGGACGCTGAATGACGTCGTTAAGGGACCCAATGATGACCTGCTGCGCCTGAGCGTCGCTAGGGATACTCCCGGTCTTAATCGCGTTGTCGATGTAGCGCTGGAAGAACTCGCCGGACTCTGGACGCGCCAGAACGGCAGGGTCTTTGAGCACTCCTGACAGTTCCACCTTCGAGGCCAGTATGGCACCCTTCTGGGCTTGCTCACTCAGGAACGTATCGTGCTTACCGTACAGCGAGATGTTGCGCTCAGTGATGTTCGCGTTGAACCCTCTCTGGAACTCAGCGTCCTCAGGGTTAATCATGAACTGTTCAGCGAACTCATTGGCACCTTCGGTCAACCGCTTGTGGCGATACTCTTCCATCTCGGTACGAGTGCGGAACTCACCGTTCTGAACCTTCTGTGCCACTTCGTCGTCGATGAGGAACGCAGCGTTACGGCCAGTCTTGAACCGTAGAGCCTCCATGGCGTACGGGTCATCCTGATACAGCAGGGTCCCGTTCTTGATTGCCTCTCGGCGCTGCTCTGGGGTCAACTTACGGATAATCTCATCGGACCGCTCATCAGCCTTGTCCCGCTGGCGCTTGTCGTAGGCGTCCGCTGCCTCACCCATCGCAGTACCAAACTTCGCCAAGGACTGCACGAGGTTGGACTGACGGAAGCCTTCCTGCTGGATGGTCACCGGGCGATACTGCATGGACGCTGAGCCGCCACGGATACGGGTAGACCCGGCCTGCGGCAGTTGGCTTAGTGCTTGTTCTAATTTACTGGCCATTACTTACCTCCTACCTTAGTACCTTGGGCCTGACTAATTGGTGCCTTGGTCCCCTTGCTGTCGAATCCACCAGAAGCATACGCAGACGCTCCCTGTGAGGTCATCAGCGCCAGCGGGTCAAGTACCTGCTCCAGCTTGGACTTACCTTTGCCCTCAGCCTTCTGCATGGACTTAACTTGGTCGATAGTCGACTCCGAGTTGCCCAGCTGCTGAGCGAACAGTGACGCATAGTCTCGACGGTAATTGTCGGTGACCGCATTGGCCTCCCGGATGTATTTACCCTCTTCGATTCGACTGATACGGTCCATACTATTACCCTCAAGGTTTCCCTCTCCGATAGCTGCACGGATTGTACCCATGGCCTGAACCTTGTCGAGATTCTTAGCGGTCAAATCGGCAGTGGCTTCTTCCAGCTTCTGCTTCTGCTCAAGACTCGCGTTGGCGTTCTGAATGTTTGACTCTTTAATCATCTGGGCAGACTGTCGGCGCATCTGGTCATTCTGGAGGCCAATCATCTTGGCTTCACTTCGGGACTGACCAATGGCCTGTACTGCCGTCATTGCAATCGGGATAGCTGCCATCCAGCACATAGTTATCTCCTCGTTATGGTGAACAGTTGGAACTTACCACCCTGAGTGTACTCCTCATGGAATACCGCACCGATGGACTTAAGGAACCGCTTGTGGGGACCATTACCGACCCACACAAAGTTCCACAGGGATGGGTACACGTTTAATAACATGTCCCTGTACTCCATGATTCTCTCACGGAACTCCAGCTTGCCAGCCCTGTCGAGTCTCCACACTTGGTCGCTCGTAACGAACCAGCACTGGTCCCCACAGTGTCCACCTATAGCCAGAGGAAAGCCATCGTGGTCTAACGTGACACACTCGGTAACCGCTGGGAACGATGGTTCTATACCCATGGCCTGTGCCTCAAGTACGTCATGGTAGGCCGGGAGGAACAAATCAAAGTCATTACTTACAGTGTTTCTTATGTACATGCTTTAAGTCCCCTCTTAGTGTGGTCTCCCTATAGTGTGCCCTAATTGAGCACACCATAAGGATTCCTTCAGTTAAATACCGTTAGCGCGTCTCATGTAGTTACCCTCCCAGCCACACCCAATGATTGACACCGGGGAAGCGTTGAAGGAACTCAGAGACACCTTCTGGTACAAGGCGTTGCCAGTCACCGGGAATCGGTACTGACCTGTCGTTGTGGCCTTCTGCCCAAGGCGTAGACCAGTAGAGCCTACCCTAGCGTTGACCAGATAGTTGAACTCACGGTTGCCATTATCGACACTCACAGTGAACGCACCAGTGTCCTGATAGTTCACCCAAGCTCTGCGCAGCTGTAGCCGACCAGAGTCCTCCGTGGACGTTGTGCCGTCGTTCTGCTCCTGCTTGATGAGGAACCTGCTGAACACATACCGGAAGTCATACAGGAACCCGATGACGATATCCTTACCAGAAACATCGCCACTGATTCGAATGTCCGGTGTTGAGTCCCAAGAGTTTCCAGTAGGTTCATACTCTGTGATTTTACCGTCGCTCTCACAAATAGCCACCGTACCTTTGGCGAACGAAGCGCCATAGATGTCCTTGACGTTTACTACCGTCTGGTTGGTCTCGATGTCGTATGCGGTCTCCGAGATGTGATACGACCTCTTAGCATCCACATGGAAACGATAAGGCTCAAACGGGAAGTCTGTCGACTCCTTCTTAAAGTCCACCGCCGCTATCCACACGTTGTAACCATTACGCATCAACATGTACATCGTCGAGTTGATACAGTTTGCTGCCATCACCTCCACACCGTCCCCGAAGTCCCAGTGGGACCACGACTGCTGGCGAATGTCCTCGTCCATGTACAGGAACTTGTAGATGAACACCTTGCTCGGTGCACCTTTGGTCAGCACACACGCGAAGTTCTCAGTACCAGACCCGTTGATACTATAGACACCGTTGGGGATGTAGTTAGGAACGTGCGCTGTCATGTCCTCAGCGTTCTTCACAGAGCTTACATCCTGTACCGCGTAGTACCGCATGATGGACGTGAATGAGCTGCGAGGTGCTGCATAGTAGATATTCCTACCGATACCATAAGGACGCGCACGGTCTGACACATCGAACTGGGTTGTCAGGTCCAGTTGCGCAGTCTTAGCGGACAACACTCCGTTTGCCGACAGGACGAACTGCGCCTCATCGGACCAAAGCAGCAGCTCCTCAGCGAAGCTCACAGCGTACTTAAGGACCGACACTCGGTTATGGCTCACAGCAACATCCAGCGGGTCATCATCCGTGTAGTTGGCCACAGACGGCGGGTAGAACTCAAAGTATTTACTGGTACGGGACATCACAATGTTCTCGCCAGAGATGAACCCTAAGCGGTTCCTGAAGAAGAACACATCGGTAATCGTCGAGTCCACAAAGGACGGCTGCGGGTTGGTGTCGTCGTCACCAGCTCGTCGGTCCCTCCACTCGTGATAGTTCAGGTCGAAGTTCCCATCAGCCGCACGCACAAGCGTCCAAGGCATCGTGTGGTACTCCAAGCCAAGCGAGATGTTCCATCCAACAGTCTCCTTCCAGACCTTCTGACCCTTGTCGTACTTCACGTAATACTGGTCGGCAGTCTTGGAGGTGTCACCGACAATCTTCACCATGTACCCATCCGGGGCGTTAAGTGGTAACTTGGAGAAGCTCTGGACGTAGTGCGTCACAGGGTTAATCAGCTGGTCCGCGTAGCCATCCTTGGTTTCGAAGATATCAATGGTTGTGTTAGCGGGGGCGATGCAGTGGATGAACCCAGTCCCCACATTGAAGGTCCACGTTGGGTGAGCCGTGCGCAGCAGGGCGGCAATGGCCTCAGCGATAGCCTGAGCGTCGACCTTTGGTGGGTCTTCCTTAGCGTTATCTCCGGGAGGTAGCTGGTGGCTGACCCATACCCCATTAATGTTCACTTCGAGCTTGCGCCCATACTGGCCACCACGGACGTTAATGAGTGCGTCCACGTTGTCCCTGAAGGTCCCACCGTTGGTTAGCTGAGAGTTGGCTCTAACCTGTCTGGTGCGGTTCACGATGAACGTGTAGTCGGCCACAGTGACCATCCTCAGGTTATCCTTGGGATTGTTGACTGTGATGTATGAGCGGTCGCCCCGGACCTGATACTCATAGCCGGACAGGTCGAATACCCGAACGTCATTCCCAGTGAACACCGCGTAATACTGCTCGAACTCATCGCGGTTAATCAGGTGAACATACGGGTCTTCCCCCAAGTAGCCACGAGGGCCAAGGGACTTGATGAACACCATAGGTGGCCGCTTCTGGAGACCCTCAGTCTCGGAGGACCAACCGTTGACCTGAAGCGTTCCCTGCTCTGGGTACCGCAGGATTTCAGGCTGCTGGCTAATGCCTCCCTTGAGGTTCTTGATTGATTGTGATACGAGAGCCATTTGGTCCTCCTTAAGTTTACTGTTAGCGTCCGATGAGACCTTGTACGTATGCGTCACCGTCAAGCATGTTGTACTGCCCGAAGTCCATCTCGTACTCGTTGCACGCCATACGTGCTTCCATCTCTTCCTGAGCCAGAGAGTTCTCTACGTCCTCCGCTCCGAAGAACCGAGAGTTGAACTGACGGCTGGCCTTGGTGACAATCCACTGGCGGAAACACTCAGGCATCTCATCGTAATCCTGAAGAGTAATCAGGGTAACTGTGATTGGTCCTGAGAAGGTATCCGTCCCGGTTGATTTATCATACACCCAGCCACCACGGTTAACGTACTGGCCACCAAGGATGGACAGGTAGGCAGGACGGAATGGGATAAGCCCAGTGTCTGCGTCTGGGGTCAGCGTGGCCGACTCATTGATGTTGAAGGCCCAACCCTTAGACTGAATCTGGCGGTTAATCCTGTTGAGGATTCGACGGGCGTTCGCTACGTCTGCGCTACCATCTTCGTCAAGGGTCGTCACCGGGGATTCACCGATAGCTGCGAGCATCTCGTTGACTGCATCCAGCTCAGCGGCAGACCCAAAGTAAGCATCTTGCATGTTCATATTATAAGCTCCTAACGAAAAAACCCCTCAGAGACCGTGAGTGGTCCCCAAGGGGTTTGGCTTATTAGTTAGTCACGACCAGCTTAAAGGACTTCATTTCAGACCCGTCAAAGCTGACAGTCACTAGAGTTTCGCCTACAGCGATTCCTTTGAAGTACAGCGTGTTGGTACGGCGAGTATGGCTGGCAATCCCTGAAGTAACATAAGTTACCTCAAGGCTTGACCAGTCCGTTACTCCATCCAGCCCATCAAGTGTCACCTTAAGTGAATCACCAGCAATAGCCACAGTCTGTACCTCGTACTCAGGTGGAGTTACCACCCTAGCACTAAAGGTATTTACGCTTAGGCCGCCGTGAAAACCAGCGCACCCGCAGATTCTGGACGCAGACCACCGTGACCCATCGCGTACTTAGCGATAATCTGGTCAGCCTGATACTCAGCGCGGCGAGCACGTTCCAGAGCGAGGTCTTTCAGCTTGACGGTACCAACAGCGGAGCGGTGCTGGAACAGGCCCACAACGTTCTCTTTGTTGACTTTACCGCCAGTTGCCGGGAAGGCGTGCTTCTGGTTGGTTGCCTCTGCGCCTTCGTCCGGGCGATCATCACCAGCACCACCAGCGGTCAGGTGTGGAACCTCGACGACTTCGAAGCCCATCACGTTACGGATAGAACCACGCTCAGGGTCAATCAGAGCCGCATAGTTCGCAGCGTTAGGCATCAGAGCTGCCAGAATCGCAGAGTACACGTCCGGGGTGGTGTAGAACGTACGGTCGTTCGCCGGGACGTAGTTCTTGGTCAGAGCCGCACGAGCAATGGTCAGCTGAGCGATAACCGCTTGGCCCAGTTTAACCGGGTCAGTCAGGTCAGCCTTAGCGCCAACTTCCAGCAGGGACGGTTTGCCCAGACCAGCGATGTTCTCGTTGACGGAATCCGCGAGGTTAACCAGACCAGCCAGCTCAGCCAGAACTGCACCATCAGCCGCCATCGCCAGAGATTCACCAATCTGAGAGGTGTACTCGGAGCGCACGTCATAGTGGTTCATCGCGTCTTCGATGTCGTAAATCAGCACGTCAGCAGTCAGCAGGCCATCAATGTTAATGGTCTTCTCAGTGTGCTTGATGTCTTTACGTTTGTCATCCAGAGACTCGCCCGGTTGCAGGTAAGCAGCCTTGGTGCGACCAATCACAGGGAACTGTGCGGACTTACCGGAGCTGATTTGACGCTGCATGTGACGGTTGGTGGTCACAGAGGTACGAGCGAATGCGGTCAGGACTTCACCGCCGAATACTTTCAGGAATAGCGCCAGCTTGTCTGCTGCGGATTGACCTTTACCTTGGTTGGTACCGAGCTGCTGTCCACCTTGCATGTTAGCCATGTTGAATCTCCTTATGTTGTTTACGGATAGAATTAGTCATTACGCTGACCAGACGGGCCTATCGTTGCCAAGCTATTGAGGTACTACTTGAAACGAGGTGATACTCATTGTGTAACTCGAAGGGCACTCCACAGCCAAACCACGGCAGCCCGATGCCCAATCAGAATTACCCGAACTGGTGACCGCCAAACTGTGGATTCCATCTCTCCCTATAGTGGGCCCTAATTAAAACTTAGAGTCGATAACCTTCTGTTCCACCTCACGACGATACTTAGAGTCGGTGCGGTAACGCGGGTCAGACATTGCTTTAATCATCTCAGCCTGAGACTCGAAGCCTTCAGCTTTACGGGCCACAGGTTTCGCTGGGGTTGCACGCTTGGCAATAGAGCGCTCAGCTTTCTTACCAAAGGTTTTATCACGAGACTGTCCCGCTAGGTTCAGAATCGTCTTCATGGTGGCCACATCACGAGACTCAAAAGCCTTGATGAGCGCCTCGGCACCCTCAGGGTTATTGGTCTGCATGTGGGTATAGACCTGCTGGAAGCGCTCACGGCCACCAACAAAGTCCATCACCTTCTCAACGTACTGATTGACCAGAGCTTCTTGACCGCGAATGTACGCATCGACGAACGCCTTACTGTAGCCAGCCTCAGCCAACTCTTTGTAGGACTCATCGGACAAGCGGTCTTCATTCTGGTACTCCTGCTGAATACGGGTCACAGCATCCTGTGAGAGACCGCGTTCGATTGCAGTAGCAACCATGTCGTTAAAGCCAGCTTCATGTTCTTCCAGCTGCTGAGAGGCTTCGTTGATGTCAGCCGGAGTTTCACCAATGGGTTTGAACTCTTCAGGCTCACCATTGTCGGTTACTTCCTCCGACTGACTCTCTTCGTCGCCCTGCTGTTCTTCTTCAGAACCTTCTTCGCCATCCTGTTCGTCTGAACCGTCAGCGGAGATACGGACCTGCATACGGCCCTCTTCAGGTTCACCGAACGGGTCCACATCGGAGCCATACGGGTCATCACTGTTGGTGTTCAGCTCGATTGCATCATCGCCATCTCGGGCAGCAACATCAAGAGCCAACATGTTTTCTTGGTGCTCCTCAGGTGTGCTACCAGTCAGTACAGCACTGTTAACACCGAAGGATGCGTATACGTCTGCGTTAGATTCGCCAGCCATTTCAATCTCCTTAAAGTTAAGACTAAGAGGGAAACACGAAGGACTCGAACCTTCTGACCAGACCTCATTCAATCTGGATGTATCTCCCTATAGTGTGCCCTAATTACATGCCCGGTTGCATACCGACTGAATCAGCCGCTGCGGCCATCGCTTCAGGACTCGCAGTAGCCTGTGCGGCCATACCCTGACCAAGCGCTGCGGCCCCTTGCTGTGTAGCAATCTGGGCACCCTGCTGCGCCATAAGGGCGTTCTTCTGCTCCTGAGTGAGAAGCATACCAGCCGTGTCTAGACCGATAGCGTTGGCGATGCGTAACTTGAGGTTAGCCAAGTTGAGGTCATCATCACCTTCGAGTGCCTTAAGAGCTGACCATGCGTTAATACAACGCTCCAGCTTGTCAAGGTCCTGCCCGCGTCCGATAGCCTCAAGGCCAGTGCTGATAGTTGGCTCGACGGCCTCTTTAGGTAACTCCGGAATTTGCTGCGTGGCTTGTAGTTGCTTCAAGAGCACTCTTACCAGAGGCAGCTGGAGTTCCTGCGAGAGAATCGAGTAGACACCACCTAAGGTATCTTCCAGCTCTGACGCCACGTACCGAATCTCTTCGGCTGTGACTCGCTCACCTGTACGTTGTACCGCACTGTTGAGCATAAAGGCATACGATAGGCGAGCCTCAATGGTGTCGCTTACGTTCTTCGCTACGGTAAAGTCACCGGACTTCTCCAGCTGGAGGAACTCAATGTCCTGCTTACGGCCCGGTACGAACGCACCAGACTGTGCTGCCGTGAGTCGGCGGACCTGAGTGATACCTGCCGGGTCTACCAGACCGATAACCTTAGCGGTAATCATCGCCATCTTCACGATGGACTCTTGGAGGTTCTCTAGGGACTTGAGGTCGCCCAGATACTCTTCCACGTAGGAACGACCGTAGGATTCACCGTCGATGCGGACCATGCGGACCGGAATGTACGGACACTCTTCTAGCGGGTACTCAGCCTCGCTTCCCGGAACCACCTCTTCGGCTACCTCTTCGTACTTCGAGTAGCCATCCCCGGCTTCATTCAGGTACACGTGGGTGTAGACGTCAATCTCAGCGTCTTCCTTCTGCTCACCTTGTGCTGCTTCCACTTGGCTGCGGACATCCTCAGGGAGAGCGTTGAACGCAATCTTGTCGAGAGTGACAATCTGGAGTACGTTACCAAAAGCGTCTCGCTGGACCACATACGAGTTCAGTCGATAGAGCTTCATCGGGGTATAACCCTCAGGCTCCGGTAAGTACAGCAGCGCGTTCCCGGCCACACACAGTTGCTTCAAGCACTCAAAGAGAGTCACTCGGTAACTGTTGGACTCGATGTAGTTCATGATGATGCGCTCTACCATTGAGAGGCCCTCATCGACCTTAGCGAGACCCTCAGCGTCACCCAGAAGGTTCTTCGCTTCGTATTCGCTAATGGTCAACTTCATCCATGACTGCATCGGGAACAGGGCCAGCATCAGCTTGGACGCTAGGTTATTCAGACCGCGAGCACCTACGGATTGCCACGGAGTCGTGTAATCGGTTGATGCGTTATCGGAGTCCTTAGGGAACAGTGAGGGAATCGTGTACTGCGCACAGGACTCTGCTCGTGTCTCATAGGGCTGTCGGTCGTTCTTCAGACGGTCGTATACCGCCTTGGCTCCCTCCTCTGCGAAGCCTTCGAGTTTAACTTCTGCCATTTGTTAGCCCTCCCCGTAACCAATCATAAGTTAATCCCACCGCCCGAGCTGCGGGAAACTGAGAGGGACTTCTTACCGGAGGCACGAGTTTTCTTCTTACCAGACTCAGTGTCTGCTGAAGACTCAACGTCCTCCACGACCTCTTTGGGTGCTTCCTGAGGTGCGGCCACAGGTGTCTCAGCGGCTGCCTGCACGTTAGGTGCATCTGCTGCCAGACCAACAGCCTTGAGTGGTGCCTTGACTACCTTGGAGATAGCCTTCTTGATTTTCTTGAACAGTCCCATGTTAGCCTCCTAAAGCTGACTTACGGATTTTACTGACGGACCCTGTAGGCTCGGTCGTCTTGGCCACCTTGAGTGACTTACGCCCCGACACCTCAGGAGTGGTGCTGTTTGAGTCTTCGTCACCACCGTACTGGATACCCTTAGGTTCCTCCGTCAGTGGCGCTGGCTCAGGGACAGTCGTTGTGTCGACCTTAGGTGCTTTCATCTTAGGTGAGAAACACATAATCAATCTCCTTCTTTGAGTGCACGCTGACGGCCCTCCATCTCGTCAAGGACACGCGAAGCCATGTGGTGACCGTACAGTACACCGGAGATGAACTCCTCACTGTGACCAGCCTCACGCAGCTTACGAACCTCTGACTGATACAGGAAGTCAGCATTGAAGCGAGACTGTAGGTACTCCTTGACAGCTCGCGGTACGTCAGGAAGGTCATTAGGATTGTTAAGGATGTGCTCTATAGGTTTTAACATTTGAGTCTCCTCTTTAAGTAATCTTTAAGTAATAATCATAATGGGCACTTCCCTATAGTGGGTCCTAATTGTGCCCATGAGTTTATCACTCTGCTTTGTGTTCGACTATCTGCTTGATAATCAAGGCCAACATCCAGAGACCACGAGCGACTAAGCCCATGGTCAGGACGATGAGAATCAGCTGCCCGGTTGCCATAGAGTAATCTCCCCAGTCTCGATGTTGTACTCATCAGAACGGAGGATGCGAGCCATCTGGCCCTGCTTGATTACTTCCTCTTCGGTCATCCCTGCTTTGGCACCAATGGACTTAATGCAGTCCCAGAGCGTCTCTCCCGGCTCAGGAGCGCGTTTCACCCACTTGGTTACCTCTTGGCCCTTGTTCTTACCGGACTTCAGCACGGACGTTACAGGCTCCACAATGAAGGGTTCCTTGAGGAAGTCCTCAGCGGTATCGCCCCAGCCGGGAATCCCACCGTAACCATCGGTGATGTCGCCCTTGATAGTCTGGAAGAGGTGCCAGTAGTCAGCGGTCTCCTGAGTCTGCACGAGGATGTTGCCAGTGGTACACCACAGGAAGTCGCAATCCGGGATGGTCTTAAAGTCCTTGTCACAGGAGACCAGTACGGCCTTCTCGTAATTGTACACGAGAGGGTTAGACCCGATGATACCCATCACGTCATCGCCTTCGAGCTGAGGCTCAAGGACGCACGTGTGGGTCTCAAAGACGTACTCAAGGAACTCGAAGTAACCGACAGGCTTCTTAACGACTGCTCGGTTCTCTTTGTACGTTGGGTCCACCAGCAGCTTGCGCCAGTTGACGCGGTCGGTGAACGCTAGGACAACGTCTGCATTCTTCCATGCCTTCTTGCGGCCCTTGTAGGACTCGATGGAGTTCTCCAGAATCTCGCGGGCCTTGGCGTGGTCACAGCAGCGGTGCCAAATCTCCTCCTCCCAAGAGGCATCGAACTCAGCGGCACTCATGGCTTGGAAAACCAGCCAGTCACCATCCATCACAAGGACACCCTTGGCAATCTTCTGGGTTGCCCGGTAGTCACTGAAGGATAACAATGTGTGCTTACTCATTCTTTAACTCCTTGAATTTAAAACCCATCTTCGGGTCGTGAAGGTCCTTGTGGGTGACGAGGGACTGTCGCAGCATGTAGCCATCCTTATAAAACCAGACGATACCACCAGCAGTTTCCCAGTGTGATCTAGGTTCCAACGGGTGCACGAACACCATTCTCTTCCTCACAGGCAACCTCCATGGGTCTTAAGGAATTTCACTCCGGCACTGGTAATTTCCCAAGCGCCACCATTGCGACCACTCATGGTCAGACACGAAATATGACCACGGCTCGCAGCCTCAGCGACTAACGCAGCGTTGTTGCGCACGTAGTTCGACTGGAAGGACTTAGGGCAGCCCTTGAGGGCCGCCAGAACTTTGAGGTACTCGCTCACTTGGTAACCCTCACGATTGCCGGAGAGAAGCGCATAAGTTTCTTCTCGTTAAACGAAAGGTCGTTATGTGCCTCTTTGACCATTGAGCGCAGACCATGTCGGATGCAGTACGCAGCCGCTTCATCAGGTCCACCGTTTAGTGCTGCCTCAAGGAAGCCCAGCTTGAAGTTGTCCACCTTCTCACCGTTGGCAACCATCCGTGCAATACGCAGAACGGTCTCGCTAAGGTTCTTCTCGGACTCGCTATCGATCACGCTGGTTACCTCAAAAGTAACCTTGAAACGTTTGGTAATAGCCATGATAAATCTCCTGTATTATTAGTGACATACGGCCCAGTTAGGGCCCATCTTACCCTCTGTGTCCAGACGGCAACGGAACTTAAAGTGTTCCCCCACGTTACGCATAGCTTGCTGCGCAGTGTCAATCACCTGCTGTGCGATCTCTGGGGTCCGGCAGGCCACTTGTATTTCATCGTGAACCCACGCCATGTAGGCGAAGTCGCCGTCCCAGCCATGCTTCAATCCCGCTTTGAGAAGCAGCTCTTCAGTCTCGACAATCCACAGCTTACAAATGAGCGCACCCGCTGACTGAAGCAACGTGTTGAGCGCGGCATGTGGTGACCGTACGTGTACCTTTCTTCCATCCAGTCCCTTAATCCAGCGTCGTTTCCACTTGACCTTCTGTTCTCCGGCGACCCATCGGGCTGACTCAACGAGGGTCTGCTGGATTCCTTCACGCAACGCTGCGATTGCTGGGGTGTTCTCAAGGAATTTCTTCTTGAGTTCCTTTCCGCGTTCTTTACCTGCTCCCACAATCTGTCCAATCTTTTCGTCTCCAGCACCATAGAGGAAACCGTAGATGAATGTCTTGGCGTTATCACGTGTTGGCAACTCAGCCGCCGTTTGGTTGACTGTGTGGATATCACCGTTGAGAATGACATCCGCATATGCCCCGTCGTCGTACTTAGACATGAAGTGTGCCAGACAACGGAGTTCGAGTCCGCTGGCGTCGATGCCCGCTTGAACCCAAGGCTTTCCGGTAAGTCCGTCCAAGTGATGCTCTGCGCCGAACGCTGCTCGACAAGGCTCACCATACGGCGAACGAACGCCCGGAACTTGACCAAGGTTAGGGAAGCTATGCGTTGCTCGCCCTGTAACTGCACCATTAGGGTTAACACTTCCATGGATTTTACCATCCTCTTGAACGTAACGTAGCCACGCTTTGTCACCCTCGGCTGCCTGACCGATACGCTTCTGTATCATCAGGTACTCTTTGATGAGGTCGATGCAGCGCTGC